TTCGCCCATTCGATCGTGGTGTATGTCACACCGTCGATGATCTGCATCCTCATTTCGAACCGCGTTCGGATCGAGAACGGTGTCGGCCGGCGCTCGAAGAAGTAGCTGGATTCTGCGATCGTGATAAAACCATCTGGTGTCGGCCTGCGGCGTATCGGTCGGATCTCTAGCGGCGAGATGCGTTCTCGAAGTCGGCGGGTGTATTGCCAACGGAGCCGACCGGACAGGTGTGCCGTGACGGTGTTGCGTGCGAGTCGCAAACGAAAAGCGATCTCGGTTTTTGGTAATCCTTGGTGGGCTAGCCAAAAGATTTGGTAGACTGTTTGATCGTCGAGTCTCATAGTGAGCAATTTCCGTCTAGGATTGCGTTCGGAGGATAGCATGGACCGAATCGTTGAAACAATGCGCGATCTTAATTTACAGGAATCCTGGGGCGAAGTCATTGATGTGACCGAGTTCATGACCGACTCGACAGGGTTTTTTAACACTAACGGGTTGGGTGCGTTCACTCAGATTTACGATCGGGCTGACGGTCGGTTCCGTCCGGTGTATACCAACGAATCGGATCTTAAACTGATTCGGGCGATGAGTTGGCTGCTGGTCGAAAAGGTTCCTATGGCTCAAGCCTGGGTGAATCGCCTGCTGGATTACACGATCGGGACTGGGTTCGACTGGACGATCAAGGCCGAGGACAAGCGGCTCGAAAAGGCTGTGCAGTTATACGTTCGTGAAACGCTAGACAACTCCCGATGGTCGTCCGAGCTTGAACGGGAGTCCTATGTTCGAGAGGTGGCCGACGGTGAGTTCCTGAGCGAGCATATCTACGACGACGGTCAATGCTTGATGGTCGCAAGGGAGGCCGACGAGCTTACCGAACCATCGATCAAAGGCGAATTGGAAGATTGGATCGGGATCGACTTCGTTCCTTCGTGGACGTTCGGCGTGCTCACGAAACAATCCCTGCCTGAACGACCGATCGGGTATCACTTCGTTCGAAACTCGGCTGGTACGGATTGGGATTATGTTCCGGCTGAACGGGTGTGCCATTGGAAGCGAAACGTTCGTAGTCGAGGCAAACGAGGGTTTTCGGACTTCTACAAGCCTCACTTGTACTTGCTGCGAGCCGACCGCGTTCTGACCAATACAGCCGAGGGTGCTGCGACTCAAGCGGCGATTGCGTACATCGTCGAGCACCGTGACGGTCAGCAGCGGCAGGCCGACAATATCGTGAAGCGATTCGCACCGTTAACGGGCAAGGTCGATCCACTGACCGGACTGGCTCAGCGTCGGCGGCGTATGCTCCCTGGTACGCGGCTCGATGTTCCGGAGGGTCAGCAGTACAAGGCTGGTCTGCTCGGATCGAACAACTCGGACATTTACATTTCCGTGATGGAGGCGGCGCTGCGTTTGGCTGGTAGCGTTCACGCGTTTCCAGAGGGGATGCTGACCGGATCGTATGAGAACAACAATTTCGCATCGGCGCTTGTGGCCGAAGGTCCGTTCATGCAAGGTCGTATGGCTGAGCAGGCTCAACGCAAAGAGCGTATGCGGGAGATGCTGATTAAGATCATACGGCAAGGTGCAAACAAGCGACGGTTCGCGTTCGCTGGTTTCGATACTTGGGAGAAGATCGAACAGGTTCTGACCGTCGAGGTGATTCCGTCACGAATCATTCCGATGGATCCTCTAAAGACTGCTCAGGCTTTGCAGATTCAAAAGCAGAACGGATGGGTGTCGGACAAAACCTGTATTAACGAACTTGGCCGAGATATCGACACGGAAACAGCCAACGGGCTAAAGGTCGGCGGTGCTGAACAACAAGCCGGCGCTGCTGGTCAACCTGCGGGACAAGGAAAACCAGGGGAATCACCATCGGATCTTGGAAACGTTTCCAACGAGGACGGGAAGTGGCTAGGTCTTTCGAGGCTTCAATGGCAACGAAATCGCAAGGCTGTTGCTGATGTATTGACGGATTTTGCCAACGGGAAAACGCGGCGATCGGTCGCAAAGGTTCTGCTGCGTGCGATAGGGATGCCTGAACCGGATATCGAAACGATGCTGCGTGATGCGATGGACGGTCAGATCGATTCGTTGCCACCGGAAGATATGACCGAGGCTGAAAAAAAAACGCTCAACAGGCCGTTCCGTACTCCAGGCGGTCCGAAGAAATTCGGCGTGTACGTTAAGAACGCCAAGGGCAATGTGATCAAGTTGCCGTTCGGTGATCCGAAAATGAAAATCAAACGGGACGATCCAGGTCGAAGGAAGGGTTTCCGTGCGCGACACAATTGCCAGGATCCAGGTCCGAAGTGGAAAGCTCGATACTGGTCATGTCGGTTCTGGTCTAAGCCGAGCGTGACCAAGCTGCTCAAGGAGTCGTTTCAGACCGGCGAGGTTCACTGGGATGGTCGAACGTTCGTGCGTGAGTCGTGGTTGCTAAAGCACAATCCTGCGTTGCGTGAGGCGTTCTGTGCGACCGGTGAAAAGGGTGGAGTAAAAAACGACTGCCCACCAAAGGCTCAACCGCGGTTGCCAGAGAAACCGGTTTTCGTGTCATCGGATGAACAACGGAACTTGGAGAATGATCGTGTCGTTCAAGGCTTGATCGATATGTTCAACAAAGCCGACGTTGCTGGTTTGCGTGCTGTAGATCATCCAAGTCCGAAAGTTCAAGCGTATGCTAAATCGTTGCGTGCTGCGTTGGCTGTGGCAGGTGTGCAGGGCGACAACCCGATCGACCTGTTCGGCTCGACGGAGGTGATGCACACGCAAAACGGGAAGTACACGGAGAAACGTCGCAAGTTGCACGCGGCTATTTACGAACAGTTGTTGGCCGGCGCTCAACCGGTCGAAAAGCCGACGTTCGTTTTGCTCGGTGGCGGTTCTGCATCCGGCAAGAGTTCGCTGGTCGCTGGTACTGTTCCTGCGATCCCTGATTCGATCGTGCGAGTGGACGCGGATCAGATCAAATCGATGCTCCCTGAGTATGCGGCGTTGTCGGGCAAGGATTCGCGTGCTGCTGCGTTCGCGCATAACGAGTCGGCGTTCATGGCCAAGGAGCTTGCATCGATCGCTGCAAGCCGTAGATACAACACGATGCTCGATGGTACTGGCAATGGTTCCGAGAGTGGATTGGCCAAGAAGGTCAATATCGCCAAGAAACAGGGTATGAAGGTGGTCGCTGTCTACGCGACGACTGATCTACAGACGGCGATCGCCAGGAACAATAAGAGAGCAAAAACCGATGGACGAATGGTTCCGCAATCGTTCCTCGAGTATTCGCACCAACAGGTTTCGGCATTGTTCCCGAAGTTTGTTCGAAACGGTAGCTTTGACGAGGCTCACCTGTACGACACCACGAAAAAGAAACCGAAGAAGATTGCGACGATGAGCGAAGGTGAATTCGTGGTCCACGATCAAGCTGCATACGATTCGTTTTTAAGAAAGGCTGGTGAGTAATGCTTTCGGTTGAAGATGCGGCACGAATCATGGCGGCGGTCCAATTGGGTCAGCAGTTGCCAATCGACACGCCAGAAGCTGAGGCATTGGCTGAACGATTGCGGTCTGAAATGGAAACGTTTCCACCTGGGGTCGAGGTCGAGGTTCCTGGTGAATGGGATATTGATGATCGGGAAGAACTGCTTAACGAATCGCTTCGGTTCGTGCTGTCTGAGTCGCTGATTCGTTCGGATCTGTATCGTATTGTCGAGTCGGCTGCTGCTGTTCCTTCGATCACTGCTGGTGGGAGCGACCATTGGAAGGGACAACCGCGAGCTAAAGACGGGAAGTGGATCGACTCTGGTATTGACTACGACAAGTGGCCTCAAAACTCTCCGTCGATGTGGGCCAAGAAAAAGATCAAGCTGTACGAAAAGTTGATCGCTGATGGCAAGTACGACGAGTTCATGCAGTTAGTTCCTGTCATTAAATCCAAGCAGCCTAATTCGTATCAAAAGGCTGTTGCGAAGGCTTGGCAGAACTTGCATGAGGTAGTCAAGCAAAATGCGATGACACCTCCAAAGGGATCTGTTCCCGTTCCAGGTACGCCGGCTGTCGCAGGGTGGACGAAGCTAGGCGGTCAACTTGGAACCGAAAAAGGTGGAACGTATATCGGGCCTGACGGTGCAAAATACTATGTCAAGACACCTGACAATCCGGCGCGAGCCCATAACGAGGTTCTTGCGTTCAAGCTGTATGAGCTTGCCGGTGGAAACGTTGCCAAGTCTGAACTGGTGCAAGTTGAAGGAAAAACCGGCATTGCTACGAAGTGGATGGGGTCGGCCGAGAAATCAGATTGGAATGCCGAAGATAAAAAATTGGCACATTCCGATTTTGCGTTGCACGCGTGGCTGAACAATTGGGATGCGGTCGGTGCAGGCTCCGAGAACCCGATGGACAATATCAAGAAGTTCGAAGGGAAAATGGTCTTGGTCGATGCAGGAGGATCGCTCGAGTACAAAGGGATGGGCGGTGCTGGAAAAAAACAATTCTTGCCGAACGCTCCTGAGTTCGATTCGCTGTTGAACCCAAAGGTCAATCCGACAATGGCGAAGGTGTTCGGAGGGATGACCAAAAATGAACTGTTCGAGTCATCGAAAAAACTCCACGGTGTGACCAATGATATGATCGACGAGGCGGTGAAAAAATACCATCTCGGTACCGACGCTGAAAAGCAAAACATGGCTTCCATATTGAAGCAGAGGAGGGATTCAATCGTTAATGCTGGTCTTGCGCACATGCAAGATACGATTGCACAGGACATAGATGATCTTGACGACGCACCGGTGGTGATCGTTGGTCAGCAGAGCGCGAAGGCTGGCGAGCCAATTCCAAAGCCACCATCCAATCTTCCCAATCCGAAAGCATCTGGTTCGCTGCCTCCTCCTCCTTTCGGTCAATGGATCGCAACACCGTCGGCAAATAAAAAGCTGCAATCGTTGTACGACGCGGCCGCAAAAGGTGGCGTTGAGGCATTGAACAAGATCGATACGAATGCCCAAACCAAAAACCATTATGCGAAAAAGGCACATGCGTATAAACAACAACTGCTTGCTGCGTTGCAGGCTGGTGCATTGCCTAATCCGGATCACGTTATGCCTCCACAGGCTCCGATAGAACCATCGTTTGCAGAGTCGAAGGCTGCGCAGACCAAAGCTGAAAACGCTGCGGCTGCTGCGGCTGATGCGACTGCGACCGTTGACGGTAAGGTGTCCGCAAAGTTGTTTTCAAATCCCCCTGGGTTTGCTGGATCGAAAGCTACGATCAATCAAAAGCACGCTACGGATATGATCGCCTTTGCTCGTGCTGGTAACAAAGCAGGCATTCAAGCGATCGATGTTCCGGATGGAACCAAGATCGGAGAATACAAAAAGAAGCTGCTGGCTGAAATCGATCAGATCCCTCAGAAAAAGGAAGCGTTCAAAAAACAAAAAGCTGAGGCAGAAGCAGCATTGGAGCAGGCGAAGAAAGCGCAGGAAAAAGCTGCTTCCGAATTCAAAGCTAAATACGGCACCGACTTGTATGGTGCCACTAAAGAACTTACTAAATCTACGACGGTTCTCAAGGAGGTCGGATATTGGAACGTAACGCACGAAAATATACCAGTGACGCACATTGATGGTGTCAATATAGATGATTGGGATAAACGTTCTCCGTTGATGCAGAAGGGTCTTGATTCTATCAACAAAGCGCCTGCTGCTGTAAGGAAAGCAATCATCGATTTCACTGGTAGTTATTCTGGTGGAATAGTTGACAACATGAACTTCACAAAAGGAAAACCAACGACAGCAAAGGCTAAAAACGCAGCAAGGGCAGTTGCACAGTACAGTATCGAGCTTCCAGAGGGAATGCAGTTGAGAAGAAACTACAACTATGATCCAGGTGCGGGAAATCAACTGAAACCTGGACAGGTTATTTACTCTAACTCGATTCATTCAACCTCGACAGGCGAGGCGATGACGGGTCGAAAAACACATATGTACATCACAGTTGGCAAAGGTGTGAGAGGATTGCCTGCTGAGTTCTTTTCAGAGGTAAAATCTGAACACGAGGTCACGATGGGTGCAGGTCAACGCTACCTTGTGACAAAATACGTTCCGGTCGGTCCTGACGGAAAAGAGCAGATTTATGTGTTGGCTTTGCCGACTGGTGGCGTTGATTAGGTAGGCAGTCTACGCATTGGAGAGGGAAAAATGATTAAAGAATCAAAAGAAAACCTGGGTAACCACGATACCGTCGTTCAAATCTTACGAACGGCTGTCGATGAGTTTTTGAACTATCTAGGCACGACAGTAGACGATGAGGAGTCCCGCGGTAAGTGGATGATGGGCATGTGCTCGGCGCTTGCCGATATCTTCCTCGGAAAAACCGACAAGTACGATTCGTCCGAAGTTTGGAACGCTCCAGGCAGGATCGACGCATATTTGGCAGAGTTGTTCCCGTTTCCAACGACAGACCCGAAAGAAAGGATGCAGTGGGTTTTTGTGGTGTTTTTCACTAAGGTGAAAGAGCTGAACGACTTCGCTTCTACACCTGGGGTGTTGAGTGAACAATGGCAAAAAAGTGGTGCTGAACTTTTTCGAGAGTTCGCAATGATGCTGCTTGGGGTTCCGACGGTGTTCGCAGAGGAGGAAGAACCGACTCCAACAACGGTACAGGAGAGCGTTGGCCTGTCCGGTCGCCAAAGGGCTATGCTCGAGCGTTGGAAGGATTATCCCTGATGCCTGATCCAAACTACCGATTCGTCTACGAGGAGGAGATCCAGAAGGGGATGCAGGAAGTATTCGCTGCGGCTCTTGCTGCTGCGGCTGGTGGCCTTGAGGCGATCAACGAGGCGATCAAAAAGGCATTGGAGAAGTATATTGGGCCGATCCTGGAAGAACTGCACCGTCGCGTGATTATCGCGATGCTGCTTTTATTTGGCGATGACGATCGAGTGTCGAGCGTGATGGGTGACGCGGCTCAAGAGCGTGGGCCAGTGTATCGGGATCTGGTTCGTCGGTCGCGTGCGCGTGCTGGTCGGCAGGTCGAGGATCTAGGCGATCAATTGGCTGACACGAATCAAACTTGGTACGACGAATGGGACGAGGAAGGTGATTTCGAGGAATGGGTCGCGGATAGACTGCTTCCAAGTTCCAGGGCTGAAAACATTGCGATCACCGAAACGACCAATGCGATCACACTAGGTGAGCGTACTGTGGTTGATGAAATGCGCCGGCTCGGTGTGGACGTTGATGCTGTGTGGATCACGCAAAGGGACGAACGGGTCTGTCGGGTTTGCGGTCCATTGCACTATCAGCCTAGCTCTCAATGGGTCGAGGACTTCGCTTATGGTCCACCGGCTCACCCGCGTTGTCGGTGCTATCTGATGTATTTTTTGAATGAGCAATAGTTTGCTAGGATTTTTGTCATGAACAAATTTCTAAGAGAGTCGGAAAAAGGTTTTGATCGGATCGATACCGAGGCCGGGGTTATTTACGGCGTAAAGGTTCTCGGTCCGAAGTCTCGCAACGGTCGTATTTACGAGGACGCTGCTATCCGGCGTGCAGTCCCCATGTACGAAGGCGTGACCGTGAATCTGAACCACCAGCGGATCGAGTCTGGAAGTCGGGCGGTTCCTGATCGACAGATCCAGGATCGGTGGGGTGTGCTGCGAAATGCTCGGTACGCTGAGGGGTCGGTTTATGCCGATCTGCACTACCTTAAAAACCATCCGATGACACCGCAGTTGATCGAGGCTGCTGATCGGTTCCCTGACACGTTTGGTCTGTCGCACGATGCGGCTGGTGACGAGCAGGTGATCGATGGCGAGCGTCGTGTCATCGAGCTTTTCGAGATCCGTTCGGTCGATGTGGTTGCCGAACCTGCGACGAATAACGGGCTGTTTGAGTGTTGCAGGCCGAGTTGCTCCACTAGCCGATCTGAGCGTAAACAATCAAGACTCGGACTGCTTGAGGTAAAGGACGGTGACGGTGACGGAATGATTAACGATGGAAAATCATCGCAAGCACCCGCACCGAAACAACCAAAAACGAAGCTATCCCAGGCCGATAGGGTTGCACGCGCCGAGCGACGCGCTCAACGATACGAGAGGATGGCAGGCAAGGCTTATAGTCGAGGCAAGGGATACATAGACACTAGCAAGATGGTTAGTGGTCCAATGTCGGATAGGATACGAGCGAGAGGTGATGAATTCATGGCTCGCAAGGCGAAGTTGATGTCCAAGTCCAGTCGAGTCAAACAAGCGATCTCAAAGGTGAGCCAGCCTAAAGCAGAGCCTCAAAAGCTGCAATCGAAACTCACCCAGGCCGACAAAATTAAACGAGCCGAACGTCGTGCTGATCGCTATGACAAACAAGCGAATAAGCTGTACGATAAGGGCAACGATCTGATCAGTCAAAGCAATCAGGTTTGGGGAGCACAGTCGGATAAGCTGTACGCAAAAGGCAATGCGATGATGCGTAAGGGCGATCCGCTTACCACGAAAGCAACGACGATTCGAAATGCGATTAAAAAGGTAAGTGCGAAGCAGTCGAAACCTGCTTCTCAATAGAATACGCACTCGTTTTTTGAGTGAGCATATTCAAGGTAAGCTGATTTCACTGTTTCAAAGACACAAAGATTTTGGAGTAAGAAAAGTGACCAAGACAATCGAATCACTGGTTGAGAATTACCAGCCAAAGGATCTCGCTGAGGCAGAAGTCTGCGAGGTTCTGATGGAGGCAATGGACCAATATCCGGATCTGAAAAAGATGGAGATGGCTGCTGGTCCGAGCGACAAAAGCATGGTTGAGGAAGGATACGGCGAGGGTGATTACGAATCCGATCCGGTCGAAGGAATCAAGAGTGCATTCAAGGCTGCGATGATGAAGGTTCTTGACGACGATTCCCTCGATGCTCCTGGCAAGCTGGCCAAGCTCAAGTTGATGCTCGCGGTGAGCGATAAAGCATCTGAGGCAATGGCTGGTCAAGCTCCTGCGATGCAAGGCGACGACGAGGAGATGGATTCCGCTATGGAGGAGTCCTACAAGAAACAGATCGCTTCGCTTGAGGAAAAGTTGCACCGATCAAGCTGCAAGGAATTGCTGATCGAGTCCCAGGTTGAACCTTCCGAGGTCAAGATCAAAGCTCTGCTTCCTTTGAAAGAATCCGAGAGGGTCGAGCTTGTGAAGACTTGGCGTGGATCTCCCCTGGGTGCTAAGCGTCCGGTGCGTACCGGCTCGGTGATGACTGAATCGACTTCGGTTCAGTATCCGTCGAGCGTTGAAGAATTTTCGAGGCTGTTGGGCTAGTCGTTCCTGCGGCGTTTTTCCTGGTTACTCTACCTAATAAGAGGATTGAAAATGAAGGGCTTACTACTACCTGACTCGGCTCAAAAATACACTCGGACCTTCGGGTTCGTTGAACACTTTGACGGGCTGAATTCGGCTCGATGGACTTCGACTCTGACCGATAGCGGTACTGCTGCTGTTGGCGATGAAGTCGGCGGCGTTGTTACGCTGAGTCCGTCTGACGGAACGGTTGCCGATAACGACGAGGCGTATATTGCCACGAAAGAGATTTTCAAGATCGCTGCTGGTAAGGCGATTGCACTCGGTGGCTTGTTGCAGTTCACCCAAGCCGCGACGAACGCTGCGAACGTGTTCTTCGGCTTGATGGATGCTGTTGCTGCCAATGCTCTGCAAGACAACGGCGGTGGTCCCAAGTCAAGTTTTTCCGGTGCAGGGTTTTTCTGCAAGGATGGAAACGTCAACTGGCATGTGATCTACTCGGACGGATCGACGCAAACGATCGCTGAGTTGACCGCTACCAATTCGCTCAACAAGCAGGCGAACGTTGCTGGTGGTGCAGCGTATCAACTGCTCGAAATCGACATCGTTCCAAAGACTTCGACGCTTGTCGATGTTGTGTTCAAGATCAACGGATCGACCGTCTACAAGATGCTCGATCGAACCTACGCCAACGCGACCGAAATCTCGGCTGCTGTCGGTGTAAAGAACGGTACAGCGGCACAGCAGGCTTTGAAGGCCGACGCTGTTGCTTGTCATCAATCTGAGTAGTCACTGCCTGTAGCAGTGGCGACGGTTGTTTGTCACTTTTGAGGAAGGTTTTTTTACGATGCGAGTAGACGCAAAAACCCGTCGTCACCAAGAACTACGGCGGTTGTACGAGGCGGCTTCGAGGGATCGAAAGTTCGAGCGCTTCATGGCTGATTTCCAGGAGAGCTTGAAGGCTGACGCTCACGACTTGGCTTCGCGCTGGTCGCTGCGTCAGTTGTTCGAGCAGTTCGTACCAGACGGACGCGAGGCAGCAAACATGCTGCGACCTGCCTCCGGTGGTGGGTACCAGATCCAGGAATCCGCTGAGCTTGTCGATACGAGCCAGTTCGCCAACATCATCGGTCAGATCATGTACACGGCGACGCTGAACGGGTTCAACCAACCAGGGTTGATCGGTGATCAGCTTGTCGAGGTGATCCAGACTCAGTTCTCCGGTGAACGGATTCCTGGTGTCGGTCGGCTCGGTGATGATCTCGATGTGGTCAACGAGGGTCAAGAATACCCGAACGCGGTGCTCGGTGAGGAGTACGTTGATACTCCCGAAACGATCAAGCGTGGTTTGATCCTCAACGTCACCCGCGAAGCGATCTACTTCGATCGAACCGGCGTTCTTATGAGCGAGTGCGGTCGAGTTGGTGAGCGAGTTGCGGTGAACCGCGAGAAGCGAATCCTCGACGTTGTTCTCGGAATCTCGACTGTGTACCGTCGCAACGGTGGTGCTGCTCAGGCGACTTACGCTGCTGACAACACGGTTTCGAACACGTTGGCCGACTGGACTTCGATCGACACGGTCGCTCAGAAGTTCAACGCGATGACCGATCCGATTACCGGGGAACCGATCGCGATCAACATCGATACGGTTGTTGTTCCAAAGGCGTTGGAAATGTTGGCTGGTCGAATCATGAACGCGACGATGACTCGCCAAGCGACCAACACCGGCAACAACCAAACGTATGTCAACGGAAACAGTGTTTCCGGACAGCCACGAGTTTTGACCGGTCAGTACGTTAAGCAACGAACCAGTTCGGATTCGACTTGGTTTGCTGGTGCTCCGAAGGAGGCTTTTGTTTACATGCAGAACTGGCCTTTGACGGTTACTCAATCGGACGAGAATTCCGAAGTCGGTTTTACCCGCGACATCGTGGCTCGGTTCAAGGCATCCGAGCGTGGTGCTGCTGGTGTTCGTGAACGCCTGAAAATGGCGAAATGCACCTAATCGAAGGATTCGATCGCGTCCACGGATTGTGGGAGGAGCAGAGACCGCCTGGGGAAACCTGGGCGGTTTTTTTGTGCCTGTAGCGTATCGACGCTGGCGTGGCTAGAATCTAAGCGTTCCGTTTTTTCCATGATCTCAGGAGTTTAAGAATGGCGAAAGAAAAAGAGCAGTTGACGGTCGAGGAACGAATCGCGAGGCTTGAGCAAGCCGAGGCGAGTTTGAAGGAGCGCGAGAAGGTAATCGCTGAACGGGAGGAGTCGATTCGCGCTGCGGAGGATTCATCTGCGGTGCGGCCTGTACGACCGTCTGAGGCGGTCTGTGTGGGTGATGGATATGAGTTTGAGGTTTCACCCGCCAAGAAGGATTCTCCGTTGCAGGTGAAGCGTATACGAGCTTGTGACGAGTCCGAAGCGATCCGGTGGTACGTGGCGACGACTCCGAGTCCTGAGAACCCTGGCAAGCAGGTCGATCCGGTCAAGCATCCGTTGACCGCGAAGTGCCTGGATGCAAAACGAGAGGATCGTCGCAAGCAGGCTTTGCTGTTGGCTGCGTTGCGTGCGAAGGCCGAACGTGGAACGCTGCTGACTACGGAGGAGCAAGCGTTGGTCGATGGGGACGATATGCGTCGGCTTGGTCTGTAACTAAGCAAACCGAACGTATGATGATGGTTCGAGGTGCAGAATGGGCGTATTAGAGGATCTCAGAACCAGACGGGCGACGGTCGCGGCACAACTTGCTGCGATGACCGTTTCGACGATCGGAGGCAAACCGAACGCGAATACCGCAGACGGTGGCACGACGGTCGATCATGTTGGTTATCGTCGGTCGCTCTTAGAGGAGCTAAAGATGCTCGATGAGGCGATCTTACGAGAGGCCCAAGTTCAGGCTGCACTGGATGACGAGGACGGTAGTTGGGAAATCGAATCGCAGGTCTATACCTAAGAGGGCGTGATGCAAAGAATTCCAGTTGTGATTCCTGCTGGTCAGGCGACTAGCGGTGCGGTCGATATTCCAGAGCGGCGCGTGCTGTGTGGGATCTCGATTCCTACGAGCATGACCGGCGCGACGGTTTCGTATGAAATCAGCTTCGACGGTGGTTCGACCTACCTGCCGGTCTACGGTGTTGATTCAGCGACGTTGCACTCGACGAGTATCGGATCGACTGCGAGGTTCATTGCTGTGAACTCGGCTGTGTTCCTTGCGTCGCATACCGGATTCAAATCTAAAATTCGTGTCGTTGCGGTATCGAATCAGACTCCAGAAACGACTATCAATCTGCACTTTCGAGAGGTTCGCTGATGGATCGAAAAACTCTGCTAGCTGGTCTTGGCGGCGTAGCTTGCGGGGTGATTCTCGCGAGCATTGCTTGGTTGTTTTCGACGATCGAGTTTGGAAACGTTTCCAAGGTTGACGAGCCGGACGTGCAGATTTTAGCTTTGGAATTAGCGTATCAAGAGATGCTTCGAAACAAGCCTCCGATGCGTGAGACTCCAAGGAAAGAGATCATAATGTTCACGCGAGACGGATGCGTTTGGTGTGACAGGTGGCTTGCTGTCGAGGCTCCGAAGTTCAGGCAACAAGGTTATTCGATTGCGTTCTCGCACGATCATTCGTACTCGGTCGTTCCTGTGTTCGAGTTGAATGATGGTAGCTCAAAAAAAACGATCACTGGCTATTTCACTTATGAAAGCTGCAATACAGGTAGATAACGCAATGTCTGCAAATTTTGATCTGCGTTTATTGATTGTGTCGATAACGAATTGGCAGGTGCTGTCTCCTTCCAGTTTGTTCGAAACGCTTTCGGATGAAAACATTTCATTTCGAGATGAACGCGATTGGACTTGGAAGGGAATAGCCGATGTTATCATCCCAGAGACTAACACAAGGTTTGGTCGTGAAGGTTGCAAGAAACTTCAAGACGCACTGCTTGCTAGCGGCGAGGGTTTATGGGTGTCTCAAATTTCCGTCGGGATGCCCTTAACAGATCCAGAGATCCAGGGTGTGCTTCGCTATCTTGATCAAGTCGGAGCAGTCCCAGGCGCGAGGTTTATTGCTGATGCTGTCTTGCGACAGATCAGCGTCCTCGAACAACACAACATCACTACCACGGTCGAGGAAATCGCACAGGTTCAAGCTTCAATGAAACTCGATCTTTACGTCGAAGCTCAGATCGACAAAAAGCAAGATCAACTCAACACTTATAAAGAAGCAATGAACTTGTGGGACGGGAACCCCGAAACAGAACCGAGGTTCTAAATGGCAATTTCGCGCATCAGTTCGGTTACCGCAAACACCAACACGGTCACGATAGGCACTCACGCCGAAAATGATGTGATTATCATTGGAGGCTATCGAGATGCTAGTGCAACTGCTCCGACGTTGCCTGCTGGTTGGTATGGGCTTTACGCTTCGCCCACTTCGGCACCTTCTATGGTGATCGGTTGGAAACGAGCTACATCGTCAACTGAGCAAAGTGGAACATGGACGAATGCCAACACGCTACACGCTACCGTTTATCGTCCAGCGGCAAATAAATTGATTATCCCAATCTTTTTGAACATGACCTTTGGAAGCAGTAGTGCATCACTAAGTTTTGGTAGTCAAACTGCCGGAACATTCCCGACAAACGTAGACGACTACTGGATTTTTGGCTTTATGGGCCAGCGAAATTCAAACAATGCTCTCGAAACAAAAACATGGACTGGACTGACCAACGTATCGAGTTCGACAGACGGGGCAGGTTGGCAAGTTATCGTCAATGATTCAAACGCAACCCAGACGACAGCATGGACAAGCCAAAGTGCCAGTGTAACGACACCGGCAGCAGTGCGAAGCGTGGTTCTTGGTCTATTGGAAGTGCCGCAACAATCGGCTAGTGGCGGTGGTGGCACATTCAACCCTTTACAACATCCACTAATCAGATAGAGCCATGACAGTATTATACGGCAATTTCAAACGTGGTAGTGTTGTACGGATCAAATTTAACACTCTCAATCAAGCTCTGATTCCTACGACTCCGAGTGTAAATCCAACATTTGAAATTTACAAAAACAGTGTAACCCAAAGCACCGCAGGCATATCGGCAACTCTGGTAGACTATGACGGAAAAGCAGGGCTCCATTCGTTTTCAATTGACACGTCAGCCGATTCTGCTTTTTACACGGCAGGGGAAGATTATGACGTTGTGTTTACGGCGGGTACGGTGGACGGAAAAGACTTAACCAGAGTCAAGCTGACTACCTTTGCGATCGAAAACCGATTTGACGAAACGAACACGACTAAGATCGCAGGTCAGACCGCAAACGCTGCTGCCCCTGTCACCTTCCCCGCCTCGGTGGCTAGTGAGACCACGGTTGCCAATCGAGCAAGTCAAACGAGCGTTGATGCAATACCGACGAATCCACTTCTTACGAACGACTCGCGCTTGAATAATCTGGACTTTGCAATCTCGACGGTAAACAACAACATTTTGAACCTCAATAATTTATCTGCAAAGATGAATTTGTTTGGATCGCCATTGCTTGAGATTCCAGAGTCGGGCTCAACCGTTTATGCATTCACAGTGATAGTCAAGGACGACGAGGACAAGCTCGTCAATCTCGATGCAAGCCCAACCATAACAGCCGCAAACGCTGCCGGAACGAATCGGTCTGGTAATCTATCAGCAGTCTCGAATCCGGCGACGGGTCGATACACGTTTACCTATACAGTCGCAAATACTCATGCGGCTGAAAGTCTACGGATCTCGGTATCGGGTACCGTATCTGCTGAGGCTCGGTACGTTGAGTGGATCGGTGCTGTTGTGAACTATGATTCGCTGACCGTTCTGCAATCGGTTCAAACGACCGTTAATGCGATCGACACGCGATTGCCTGCTGCACCTGCTGCTGTCGGTGATATTCCGACCGCGAACCAGAACCGTGATGCCGTGATGAACGCTATGCCCAATGGTGGATGGGTTGATGGTTCATTTGGTGATCGATGGCTGATTGCAGTGAACAACAATCGCGAGGTGCAGGTCACCGGATCGCATCATGTTAGCGCTGACGTTCATGCGTTTCAGAACGCAGTGCTGACTGCGGCTGCGATTGCTGCCGGTGCTCTGAACGGCAAGGGAGATTGGCTAACAACCCTCGGAGTAAACGCGCCTGCCAACTGGATCAATGCTGCGGCTATTGCGACCGATGCAATTGACTCAGATGCGATCGCGGCTAGTGCGGTGAGTAAGGTCACTGTGAACCTGTTTAGGTACGGTGATATTCAGCTATGGACGAGTCCAGCTAATCAAATTCAGGTCACGATCACTAAGGTCTAGTCATGCCTGTCGTAACAACATTTTGTGCGTTCTTCGGTTGCTCAGGTGGCTCGGTCACTCCTGGGTCTGGAAGCGTACCGAATTTGCTTTCGGTAGACTACGAGGACGATTGGGTATACCTCGACGGGATCGAGAACCTCACGTTTGCGTTTGGTCCTCAACGATACACGACTCAAACCGCATCTGCGAACGTTGCTAAGGCGAAACGCTCGGCAATGAGCGAACGAGAGATCGCTATCGCTGCGGCGACGTATGGATGGGAACCGGAGGATATGACGTTCGTCGTGTGGGCTGAAACGCTGGTCGATACTACGAATACGATCATCGAGCCTAAGATTGGTGATATGTTCACGGCGTTCGATACCGACTGGATCATTAAGTCAATCCGAAGGACTGTTGACCTGTCGCAGTGGAGATGCGTTGTCCGAAAGACGACCAAGGAAGAATGAGCAACACCGACGTAAATGTGGTGATCGACTCGCTGCAAGCGACAACGTCTCAGCTTGATTCGTTCGACTTTGCTCCGATCTTTTCTGCGATGCTTGAAACGTTTCATCGCGGGATCGAATCAAACTTCGACAATATCCGTGGGCCTGGATATACGTGGCCTCCGCACTCACCGGTGACGATAGCGAAACATGGTCCTCACCCGTTGTTGATTTTGACCGGTGCGATGAAGCGGTCGGTCACTCAGTCCGGCGCTGAAGGTCGGATCGAGGAGATCATGCGGAACGAAGCGACGATCGGAACGTCATTGTTCTATGCTCCCTATCAGCAGTTCGGAACGACCGGTCCTCCGAAGATTCCTGATCGGCGGTTCCTGTGGTTGCAGAGTTCGTTCGTCGATGAACTGGCTGAGATTTTCGCTGACCAGATGACCGAGAGGCTGTTCGGTGGATGATGACGATGAACAAGAGGAAGATCCACCAGGGTGGCCTAGCCCTACCGATGCACCGCCAGGGTCATCGGAGAAGGTCGAGGTGCTGCGGCGACGAGTCGAGAACGGGCAGAAACTATGGCATCCAGATGACAGAACAGAGGTGATCGATGTTGGGATCGAGGATCAAGATTTTAGGTGATGCGATCGTCGCTGTGCTCAACAACGATACGGATCTTGCGGCGCGTCAATTCGTGCTGCGTAAAAAGCCGTATAATCGCGGCAGAACGTGGGTCGCTGGCGGTCGCGTGGTTCCATTGCAGACAGAGCGTGCAGGCTTTGAGAATGCCCAAGACGAGCGTTTATATCGATTCCTGATCGTGGTCGCAGATCCATCCGATTCGGATCTTGCGGGAGGGATGGAGGCTCACCTTGGGGCGATCGAACGGGTCGAGAATATCTTCGAAAATAAAGCGCATGCCAATCTTCCATTGTCGATCCGAACAACTGCTCAAGCGGCGCTGGATGCGGCGACTACTGCTGGCAAGTTTCCTGCGACTAAAATTCAATCCGCAGAATTAACCTTTGCTACGCCGTTCGTGGATCCGGCGTTCGAGGGCGGGTATGATGCGAGTTCGTGTATTGTTTCGATCCGATGTACCGTTAACCGTTTGAATTCGAGTACGCTATGAGCAAAAAAAAGAACGAACAGGAAATTGCAATCTTGGAAACGTTTCCAAAACCTGAGCCGGTCGTCGAGGTTCAAGAGCAAGAAACCAAGGCAACGATCGACGGTGTTTTCGTTGTCGATGGTCGCATGGCTGTATGCGATTCCGAGCAGCAGGCGGTCGCGATTTACGAGGCGTGTTTCAAGATGCCACCGGTCGATGTTTTGCCTGCGAGTCGGTATCCTACCAACGGCGAAAAGGTGCTGTACATGAACGGCGACGTTCCGATGTACGGTCGTCCTGAGTGAGCAAAACTGGCGTAGAATCCACGGATCTAACCTCGGGAGAATTTCAATATGTCGCAGTCCATAGCATCGCGATTGATCGTCGCTGATAACTCAGGTTTTTCGTCCAACGCGATCGGTGTCGCTTTCAACGAGTGCTCGCTGGTCGGTCAAC